TGTAGAACCCGTAGGGCCTATAGGACCAATAGGACCAATAGGACCAATAGCACCTTGTGGACCAATAGGACCTTGAGCACCTTGTGGTCCGATAGGACCAATAGCACCTTGTGGACCAATAGGACCTTGAGCTCCTTGTGGACCAATAGGACCAATAGGACCTTGAGCTCCTGTAGAACCCGTAGGGCCTATAGGACCAATAGGACCAATAGGACCAATAGCACCTTGTGGGCCAATAGGACCTTGAGCACCTTGTGGCCCGATAGGACCGATAGCACCTTGTGGTCCGATAGGACCGATAGCACCTTGTGGACCAATAGGACCAATAGGACCTTGAGCTCCTGTAGAACCCGTAGGGCCTATAGGACCAATAGGACCAATAGGACCGATAGCGCCTTGTGGGCCAATAGGACCTTGAGCACCTTGTGGCCCGATAGGACCGATAGCACCTTGTGGTCCGATAGGACCGATAGCACCTTGTGGTCCGATAGGACCGATAGCACCTTGTGGACCAATAGGACCAATAGGACCTTGAGCTCCTGTAGAACCCGTAGGACCAATAGGACCGATTGGGCCAATAGGACCAATAGCACCTTGAGGACCGATAGGACCTTGAGCACCTTGTGGACCAATAGGACCGATAGGACCTTGAGCTCCTGTAGAACCCGTAGGGCCTATAGGACCAATAGGACCAATAGGACCGATAGCACCTTGTGGGCCAATAGGACCTTGAGCACCTTGTGGACCAATAGGACCAATAGCACCTTGAGGACCGATAGGACCTTGAGCTCCTTGTGGACCAATAGGACCAAGAGGACCGATAGCACCTTGTGGGCCAATAGGACCTTGAGCACCTTGTGGACCAATAGGACCAATAGCACCTTGAGGACCGATAGGACCTTGAGCTCCTTGTGGACCAATAGGACCAATAGGACCTTGAGCTCCTGTAGAACCCGTAGGACCAATAGGACCAATAGGACCAATAGGACCAATAGCACCTTGTGGTCCAATAGGACCGATAGCACCTTGAGGACCGATAGCACCTTGAGGACCGATAGCACCTTGAGGACCGATAGGACCTATAGGACCAATAGCACCTTGTGGTCCGATAGGACCTTGAGCACCTTGTGGACCAATAGGACCTTGAGCTCCTGTAGGACCTGTAGGACCGATAGGACCAATAGGACCTGCGCTTTGTTCTTTAGTACCTACTATACCACTGGAGTTTATGGTAAGAATAGTATTTTCAGATGTTTGGGCGGGGAGGGAACCTAGAGTTAGACCCCCTGTAGCTTCAATACTGTTAAGTGTTGCATCGCTTCCGGAGACGATGACTTTTTTCCAATTTGGCATAATTTCTTTTACTATGGTTGGTTACAGGATTGCCTGCCCACTTCCCCTATTGGGGCCTATAATACAAGCATAAATACACAAAAAAGAACCAATATATGAGTCTTTTTAAATATTTTTTGAATGTTTTTAAACTATTCTTTTGGGGGTCCTTGTTGGAGATTTTTTATATGGTTATCCGTTTTTTCTTGTAGTTTAACCATCTTTGGAGCGCTTTGGCCCTGTATCGTTAAGACATCTAGGGCTGCCCTAATAACTGTTAATTCTTCTAAATTATACATTATCTAAGTTATTTTTTAGTTTCATAGCCAATGTATAAACGGATTCTACCATCTCCCCTTTAAAAGTTGAGTTCTTTAAAGATTCTAAAAGAATTAAAGTCTCTACTTCGTTTAACACCACAGATGGGGGTGTTTTTGATTTAGGGGATTTTTTTGTTAAGGAGGAAGGTGTAGCCTCCCCAGAAGGGGAAGCTACTTTTTTATTTCCTGCTTTTACATTATTTGCTTTAAAGCTCATAAGTATAAAATTTAAAAACCTTTTAAACATTAGTATTAAGAGTAAATCCAAATACCTTCATCATCACCTACGAATAAGTTACCTTTAGATTCGTATCTATCATCTACTAAAGCGTTAATAGCAGTATTGCTACTAGCGTTACCAGTTGATACGTTTGCCATAAAGGCATCTGGAGTGAATACGTTTTGTGAAGCATCGAATGCATCAGCGATTGCCCATCTTTCAGTAGCAGCGTCGAATGCGAATACCTCACCTACATCTTGACCAGTTTGTTGTACTACGATACCACCGTCTCCAGCAGAAGTAGAACCAGAAGCTAATAAGATAAATCTATCAGCAATAGCTAAATCTTCTGTGTGTTGGAACGATGCAGTACCTTGTACTACTAAGTTTCTAGATACAGTTAAGTCTTGAGTGATTGTTACATCATCAGGTAAACCTACAGTAATAGTACCAGCTCCTTCAACAACAGTTGCTTCGTTAGCAGTACCAGCGAAAGTGATTGATTGACCTAAAGCGATCTCTGTTGCGTTTGAACCATCAGTAACTTCAATAACACTATTTGCTAACTTAGCGTTAGTTACGTTAGCGTCAAGAATCTTAGAAGTAATAACTGAATCAGAAGCTAACTCTACAGCAGTAACACCACCAGCGTTAACAGCAAGACCAGCAGCACCTACAGTTAAAGTAGAACCTGAAACCTCAGCAGCAATAGCTACACCAGCTGAACCATCATAGGTAAAGTCAGCGATACCATTTCCGTCTGTTAAAGCGTTTTCAATAGTACCAACAACATCAGTTAAAAGTGAACCATCACCTTGGAACGAACCAGAGAATGAACCTGAACCTACAGCACCTGTTAAGGTTAAACCAGCTATTGAAGCTGCTGTAGTACCTAAATCTACTTCAGTAGAACCAAGAGTTACAGAATCATTTACTAACTTATCGTTAGCGATTGCACCTTGTAACATTGCGTTAGTTACACCAGAAGCAGAAATGTCTAAGGTAATAACTTGTCCTGAAGCAGCTGAAAGTAAACCTGAACCACCAGCAACTGTTAGTGACTGAGAATCTAAATCAACAGCACCAGTACCTGAATCACCAGCGATATCTAAATCTTGAGCTGTTACGTTGTTATCAACGTAGTCCTTAACTGCTTTAGTTGTAGCTAAGTTATCATCAGATCCTGTAGTAGCAGGTGAAATACCTTCTACAGATGTTACAACAGCAGCAGGGCTTAACTTAACAAATGTTACAGCTTCATCAACTAGTTCAGCTGTATCAACACTACCATCAGCTAAAGAAATACTTACTGCAACATCATCAGCACCGATATCTGCAGTACCAGCAGCATCACCACTAACAGTAACAGAGAATGCAGCATCAGCAATCTTACCTAAAGTTACTGAGTCAGCAGCTAACTTAGCATCTGTAACAGCTAAATCATTGATTTTTGCAGTTTCAACAGCTGAAGCAGCTAAGTGCTCAGTGTCTACTGCTAAATCAGCAATTTTAGTTCCATCTACTGCATCAGCAGCTAATTGAGCGGTATCAACACCTAACTCGTTTACTGCAACACCTGATGCTCCTACTTTTAAAGTAGTACCATCTAGATTTACGGTAGCAGTTACAGCGGTGTTACCATCAAAGGAACCACCATTTAAACCGTCACCGAGGGTTAATGATTCATTTAGGGATGCAGAAACACCCGTTAAAAGCGAACCATCACCTACGAACGAACCCGTGAAAGATCCGGACAATACTTGTCCGTCTACTAACTGACGGGCATAATTAAGATCATTGTTTAACTGAGAGACATCACTCCCGGAGACAATGACTTTTTTCCATGTAGCCATAATTAATTACGTTTTTTTTAATTTATTAAATATTAGTTAACTAACAGAACCTTTAAATATTATTATTATTTGATATAAATATGTATCAATTTAATCCCCAATCCAAAAATCTGACTGAGAGTACATAAGTCCTCCTGATACAGCTGTTGGTGTAGAATCGAACTGAGCAAACGTTACTACTCCTTCAGAGTTAACGCTAAAAGCCTTTTCACCCCCGTTAGGAGCTACAGATAAAGCATCTTCACCTGACGTTCCTTCAATAAATAAAGAACCTGTAAGATTAGTAAATCCTATAACTTCTAAACTACCAGTAATCTTTGCTGAACCTGTGTATGGGAATAAATCTCCACCTCCACCTCCAGGGATGTCTATAATAACACCTCTTGAACCTGTAGAAGTTATTGTTACACCTGAACCTGTAAAGAATAAATCTTCAGCATTACCTCTAACACTTGAGCCTGTATAATATACATCAACACCCGCTACTATATCATCTAAGAAATCTTGGATTTCTATTTGGAAAGCAGCTGTTTCTTGACCTGTATTTAACTCTTGAATACCTGCAAGGTTTCTAGTAAATATTGGGGCTAAAGATTCTGAAGGTGTTAGTGCTACAATAGCAAGACTTTGGTTAGAACTAACAGACATTTCATCCCCAGATTCTGATTCCGTTCCTTTTTCACCCCATTTAATATAAATAGAACCCTCAGTACCACCTGGATTTCTATAAAATACTTCTGAAATAGTATATTTATGGAATCTACCTGGGATTGATGATTGGTCTGGGGTTACAGCATCTCCTAAAATAGAGTAAACTGTACCATCAGAAGTAAAATCAGTATCATTACTACCCGTAATATCACGGAAGTCTACAATACCTTGTGGGTCAGTTAAAGAAGCTGAAGGGATAAAGTAATCACCTTGTGGGGGTGAGATTCTACCTAAACCTTGTGACTCAGCTGTTAAGGGATTATCTTCAACAGTAATAGTATTACTTGCTGTATCAACGGCTGTAATTACAGTTCCTGATGGGAAAGCTGATGACTCAACTAATATCTGCCCTACTCTAATCTTATCTTGACCAAAGTAACCACTTTCATCTGTTACGTTAGTAAGTGTAGTAGATGAGGTAGTAGCATCAAAGCGTACTCTAATATATGAGTTAGAACCATTTCCTATAGGGGTAGCGTTACCAAGCTTACCGTAAAAAAGTTGTCTTGCCATTGTCTATTACTTAATATTGATTAGTTATAAATACTAAAAAAAGAGCCCCAAAACGGGGCTCTAAAGTATTTTTTTTTACATCTTTAGAAATGTAAAGTGTATAATACATCCCCAAACACATCTAAACCACCTGATAATGAGTAAATATTATGGTTAGTAGTTGTACTAAAAGTTAGGGATGCTGCGTTTACTTGACTTGAGCTAGAACCCCCAACATTATAATAGTTAAATGCGGCTGGTACTCTAGAGTTTAAAGTATTCTGCTTACCAGCACCATTTGTTATAGCGTTATTAGGAACAGTTACTGTAATAGTAGCATCTTCCATTTGGTCTAAGAACGTAGTTACTGAAATAAGTTGTACGTTCCCTGATGATGGAGATTCTAGAGTTAAAGCTGTGTTTGTTAAAGCTGAAACATCAAATGCTGGGATATAAGCACCTTCATCACCACTAGTATCACCTGAACTAGCTACTGTAGCTGTAAAAGTATCAGTCCCAGTTGAAGTAATAGAAACATATGTATAATCTTCACTCATATTTCTGATTATAACGTAGTCTCCAGTTGATAAGCCGTGAGAGACTTTAGTAACTGTTAAGGTAGCACCTGAACGAGTCCAACTTAAACCACCTTCTACGTTACCTGATGATAACAGTTGTGCTACGTTATTACCTGAAGTTACTTCATATCTAATAACTGGGTTATATGAGGCTCCACCTCCACCAGTACCACTAGTTACTTCAACTTCAATACCTTGTGATCCCGAAGCTACAACTTTAACTCCTGTTCCTTTGAAGTTAATAGTATCATAATCAGCTACAACTAAAGAACCTGTATAATAAGCATCTGCTGTTCCTGCAGGACCAGTAGGACCTGTAGGACCTTGAATACCTGTTGAACCTGCAGCACCTGTAGCACCAATAGGACCAATAGGACCGCTAGGACCTGTAGCACCTTGAGCACCTGTAGTACCTGTAGGACCAATAGGACCAATAGGACCAATAGGACCGCTAGGACCAGTAGGACCAGTAGGACCTGCTACTGTTGAATCTGCTCCTGTAGGACCAATAGGACCAATAGGACCAATAGGACCACTAGGACCTGTAGCACCTTGGGCACCTGTAGCACCAATAGGACCACTAGGACCCGTAGGACCAGTAGGACCTGCTACTGTTGAATCTGCTCCTGTAGGACCAATAGGACCAATAGGACCGCTAGGACCTGTAGCACCTGTAGCACCTTGGGCACCTGTAGCACCTTGGGCACCTGTAGCACCAATAGGACCGCTAGGACCAGTAGGACCAGTAGGACCTGCTACTGTTGAATCTGCTCCTGTAGGACCAATAGGACCAATAGGACCAATAGGACCACTAGGACCTGTAGCACCTTGAGCACCTGTAGCACCTTGAGCACCTGTAGCACCTTGAGCACCTTGAGCACCTGTTGGACCTGCTACTGTTGAAGCTGCTCCTGTAGGACCTGTAGGACCTTGAGCACCTGTAGCACCACTAGGACCTTGAGCACCTGTTGCACCTGCTACACCACTAGGACCTGCTACACCACTAGGACCACTAGGACCTTGAGCACCTGTTGAACCTGCAGCACCTGTAGCACCAATAGGACCAATAGGACCTTGAGCACCTGTAGCACCACTAGGACCTTGAGCACCTGTTGCACCTGCTGCACCACTAGGACCTGCTACACCACTAGGACCACTAGGACCTTGAGCACCTGTTGAACCTGCAGCACCTGTAGCACCAATAGGACCAATAGGACCAATAGGACCTTGAGCACCTGTAGCACCACTAGGACCTTGAGCACCTGTTGAACCTGCAGCACCTGTAGCACCAATAGGACCTTGAGCACCTGTAGCACCACTAGGACCTTGAGCTCCTGTTGCACCTGCTACACCACTAGGACCTGCTACACCACTAGGACCACTAGGACCTGTAGGACCTGTAGGGCCTGCTACTGTTGAAGCTGCTCCTGTAGGACCAATAGGACCTTGGGCACCTGTAGCACCACTAGGACCTTGAGCACCTGTTGCACCTGTTGCACCTACAGAACCTGCAGGACCACTTGGACCCTGAGGACCAGTTGGACCCTGAGGACCACCACCGCCGCCACTACCACTTCCTACAGTGATAATATTACCATCAGATTCTTTTAAAAATAGTGAAGAGTTACCTAAGGAGCCTGAGGTAAATATCGCTATTTGTCCAGTTCCAGGATTATCTACAGCGCTACCAGAGGTATATTGAATATTAATTTGAGCCATTACAGGTGTATTTTGTTATAAATATTATTTCTTCTATTAAAGTTATTGAACTCTATCAGGAACTGTAAATATTCCGTTAGTCACTACTGTTCCTAAAATCATAGGGGCAGATGTGACAGATAAAACACCGTGGGAATAAACAGGATTTGGGCCTGGGATTACTAAATCCCCACCTTCTATTGTTAAGACTGCTCCTTCAGCTACTATTAACTCTGATACCTCAATGTTAGTATTTTTACTTACAGTAAAAGTAGTCCCTGGGAGTACGACTCTGGGGATAACGGTATCATTACCTGTAGCAGGTGTTGTGTCCTTTGAGAAGGAGGAGATTGAAACTTGATCTAAAAATCTAACTTGGCTCATTCTTCGTTGTTTATTCTTTTACGTGTGTTCACATTTGTGTTTACACGAGTTCTACCATCATCTGTAACCTGTGGATTTGGTTGGAATACATCTGGTTTTGATGTAGTTTCCATCGAAAATATAATCTTTGATTTTTCATTATATTTTTTAATGGAGGATAAATCCTTTTGTATAATATCAGGTATTATATACCCATACATATTAATACTAAATGTACTCCTTACTACTCTTTCTTGTCCATCGTTTAGTTCTTGGATAGTGTTAAACTGATCGATTGAAGTATTAAACTTAAATCTTTCAGGATCACCCCAATATGAATCTGAAGCGTAGTTAACTGCTTCGATTATTTTGTTTAACTGGTCAATATAGTAAGTTTGGATAATAACACTATATTGTAAAGTAACGTAATCTGGGACTACGTTTGCTATGAACTGTTTTGTTTGAACTCTGTTATTTAACGCATCAAAGTTAGAGTAGAAGTTTTTACTATTATATTGTTTTTGCCAAGAAGTATATAAGTTAGGAAAGTTAGCATCCAACTTATTAGTAAGATTTCTTTTTTTAGTTATACTATTACGTTGGAACATAATGATTGGGTTCATTATCTTACCACTTCTATCTCTATAATATCCATCTTTTTGAAATGATTTCCACCTTTCAGGAGCACCATAGACAATAGGTACAGCTATTCTTTCACCATTTTGGTAAACTGTAGGACGTATTACATTTTGAAAATAATACATTAGTGCTTCGTCAATATCTTGGATACCAACAGTAAACTCCTTATAGTTATCTTCCTTTTGAGACATTTTCTCAGAACGATTAAAACTAATCCCAGATTGGTTAACATCGGGATTAGAGGAATATTCTGTAGCTGTATTAGGGTTTACACCAGTATAAGGTTCTACCCCAGCTTCACTAATCTCTCTTTGAGTTTTTGGTCTTGGTTTTCTGTTCTTAGCCATTAGAATCTTTCTTTATAGGGTGAAATAGCTAACTTATCAGCAGGCACATAATGGGTATTACAGATAATAGAAACACTATATCCAAACTGGTCTAAATCCATATTCCCTAATGGGTTATCTCCGTTATCATCTTTATAATCATAATCTGGGTTTTTACCTACGAAGTATTGATTAGCATTTGTACCATCAACCTCGTAGTATCCGTTTTTCCACATTATAATATCTCCTACCTCAGGTACTAAGTTAGCACCATAAACTGAATTGGAGTTAAATTCTTCTAGTTTGTTTAGGAGATCATCTCTTAGGAACTTAAAAGTAATACCCCATTGGAAGTCTACACCAATTTCACTATCAGGGTATGATTGATCACTTCTTTCGATAATAGAGTTTAATAACACAGGTTCGTTCCAATATTTTTCTTTGGATGCTTCACCATACATGTTAACTACTGTTTCTTGGATATCTGGTTTATAATACACTACTTGTTGGGATATAACGTTCCCCATCAACTCTCGGTTGACGTGTCTAAACATGCTTATATCTCGTGCTTCCCCAAATAATGCCATTAGCCTACAAATATAGTCATTGGTATATAAGTCATCTCTTCATTTCTGAACTGAGATTCGTCTCTTCGTCTCTCTAACATAGCTCTTTTTGAAGTTTCATCAAAGTATGTTCTTAGTTTTTCAACCAGTTTATCTCTATCTTTTTCTCCACCTGCCAATAAGTCACTACCATTTAAAGTAACATCTGAACCTGGGATTGGGATGTTTTGATATTTGTTTCTAACGTAAGCTAACATTTCTTTAGCAATAGCTAATGTCATTTCAAAAATCCAACTTCTACCTACTGAGTTGATTTTTAGGTATTGAGGGTTTTCATAAGGGACATTTGATACATCTGATATTTTGTCTGTAGCATCAATGATAGAATCAGCTAACCTTTCATCTTTTTTAAGATATTGGAACCAAAGTTTTGTACCTGTATCACCATCACTAGGGATTGGGAATATTCTAAGTTGGTTATTTATTAACTCGAATGAATAGTTAGATCTTCTGATTTGTTCACTCATCTCGATTGATTGCATTCTGGCTAAATCGAAATTAAGTGGCATTAGTAAGAAGTTTACAGCAGGTGAATAACCACCCCAACCGAAGCTATCGGTTAAACCCATCATACCGGTTCCTGTACCCCCAAATGGATCATAAAATCTATCAATAGCAGGGGGTGCTTCATAAAATACTCTTCTTATTTCAACATTTTCCCCCTCTAATCCGTTTTCAGAAGCCCAAGTATCCAAGTTATAATCTTGTACTGACCCTGTTAACGAGATAGAACCACTATACCAATTTGTATTACCTCCAACACCAGCTTCAGTACCATATTGTCCTGAATACTTGATGATAGTGGCTAAGTTAGGTTGGATTATTTTGTCATTTAAGGGAAATCTAGCATCACCACCTTCTAAAGAAAGATAGTTTTCTCTAATCTTATAAGCGTATAGCTCATTAGCATAAATAGTTGTTGCCTCCTCAAAAGCTGTATAGAAATTTATATCCTGTAATTCAACATTTTGAATTGGATATCCTAACCTTTGAGCACAAAACTTAGCTACCTTATCTGCATCCCCCATAAATTCACTATCATAATCATAAAACCCAAAAGGAGTTTTACCAGGAGCGAAGGAAGATGAACCAGGCCAAATCGCGATATCTGCCATATTGTTATTTTGGTTATAAATATTAAAAAAAAGTCCCTAAATAAGGGACTTTCTATATCAGTTTAAACTAAGTAAAGATTAACTAAGGGTAGGAGTATACCAAGCACTTCCAGATCTAAAATAAAATGAATTATCGTAAAAAGCTATAGACCCATTAGCTGAAGATGTAGGTAGTGTATCTAAAGGTAATAGTGTGATAAGTTCTGTAGAAGTTATTGAACCGCTTACTACTAAAGATCCACTAACAACTAAAGAACCAGTTACAGCTTGTGACCCTGTAAAATATCTAAAGTTATTGTCTAACTCATCTGTAGTTAGAGGAGATCCTTTATCTGATCTATAAGTTAAAGCCATCGGTTATATTATTTTATATGTATAAATATACTAAAGATTTAGAAAAATCAATAAGTACGGAATAGTTATTATGGGGCAGCATTTTTATAAGGGTGGTTTGATGGTAAGTTTCCTTGTAATCCCCATTTCCAAGCTAAATATCCTTCTGCTTTTCGATCATGTACGTGGCTATTCATAAACTCACTAGGATCACCATTAAATAATAATAGTTCCCCAAAACGTCCTGTTAGTTTTTTATTACCATTTCTGTTAGCCATTATACGTAATCTTTGATAAACATCTAAGTTATTACCGGTCATATAACTCATTCTATGAGTAGACTGACTACTAAGATTACTACCATTTATAAAATGTCTTATATATCGCCATCCCATCTCGTAGGAAAATGCTACAGTGTATATAATCCAATTATTCTCTCTATTTACAGTACTAAAGGGTCCTAATACTCCACTACTCCCTACCCCATTTCCTAAATCTACTTCTCCCCAAAATCGGGATGTACTATTAGCAGAAACAGCATAATCTCGATTAGCATCTAAACTCCATAAAGAATCTTTAGAATCATTAACAACCATAGGTCGAAATACTCCTACAGCAAAGTGGTAACCACTACTACCAACTAAAGGATCTGTGTTGCTGTTTTCAAAAGCAGTACTACCTCCAAAATATAAACAATCTAAACCATTTTGTTGAACCCCTGTTACTGGGTTACTATTGCCTATTACACCTAAATTATCACCATAATTACCTTGTGATCTAATTCCAGTTGTTGTTGTTCCGCTTTTTATATAACTAGTAGTATCACTAGCATCATACCATCCTGCTAAATTAGGAATACTAGTAGGGGAAAAAGGTGGAGGGGAGGGGGGAGAGGTTTCCCCCCAATACATAGTTGGTGTGAATAAAGCCATATTATGGGGCTGAGTTTCTATAAGGGTGGTTTGATGGTAATTTTGCTTGTAATCCCCACTTCCAAGCTAGATATCCTTCTGCTTGGTATCTGTAGAAAAGGTTATCATCAACCGTACCAGGAACACCACATTCACCATTATATATTAGTAATTCTCCAAACCTACCTTCTTGTTTTTTACCACCACTTCTATTAGCCATTATACGTAGCTTTTGGTTAGTATCTAGATTAGTCAAATAAGTTGTTCTCCAACCATTACTACTACTACCTACATGAGCATTTATCCAAAACTGGACCATATTAGGACTTGGGAGTTTAGTAAATGCTACGGATACTATAATCCATTGATTTTCATAGTTGGTGGATGAAAAAGGTCCTATTCTAATATTTGAACCCACACCATTCCCCATATCTACTTCCCCCCACCATGCAAAATTTTGGTTCGAAGAAACAGCATAATTATAGCTGGTAGATTCCAGACTCCATAATGAGTCTTTTGTAGCGTTAACATTTTGGGGATAAAATACCCCAACAGCAAAATGTAAACCATTGGTAGCTAAAGGGTCGTTATAAGGATTTACAAATAGTCCTGATCCATTGAAATATAAAGTATTTAAACCATTTTGTGTAGATCCTGCTACGGGGTAGGTGTTTCCGGCTGAATCTAAGTCATCTCCATATCCATTTCTTCCCTGAATACCTGCTATTTGAGTTCCACTCATTCTATAAGTACTAGTATCACTAGCATCATACCATGCTGCTAAATTAGGGATGTCAGAAGGAGCGAATGGAGCAGGAGGGGATGAATCCTCTCCCCAATATGCAGTTGGGGTAAATAAAGCCATATTAAGAGAAGTTCTTTAATCCAGTAGCATACCAAGTAGTACCATCAAAAGTAACAAAAGACCAAACATCTATATCTCCTGCCCCTGTAGAAGCAGCAGAATCAAATCCATCAGCAAACTTAATATTACTACTCCAAGTGATAGTACCTGGAGTTCCAGAATTTTGAGTTACTTTTAAATTAATAGTTTGTCCAGGACCTCCACCTGAACCAAATGAAATTTGATTAGCAGCTGATTGTAAAGTGGTTTCAAAGAAGTTACCTGTAGAAGCAGGTATTATAATAGTCCAGAAATTAGATTGAAAAGTAGGATTTACTGTTTGAACTGAAGTTATTAGACTACCAGTTACATTTAAATCTCCTTGTACTTCTAAGTTAGAACTACTACCACTAATTACTACATTATTACTAAATGTAGTGGAACTACCACTTGCTACAGAGACTCCTAAAGATTCTAATTGGGCTGAGGAAGATATAATTCCAGCTCCGGAAGAATCAATATCACCATATTCAATAGTTCTGTTTCTCCAAATACCGGCATCATACTCTAAGTATTGTCTTGTAGAAGGAGCATTGATATCAACATCTGTAATTTCTCCTAAATTACTAATAGTTGAAGTTGCACCTCCTGAACCCCCTACTGTGTTTCTAAATAGACCTGAGTTGATAAGGTTTGCTTGTGAAGTATTACTTAAATCAGTTGCATCCGCTCTAACTACTAAATAACCAACAAACGTTAAGGATTTAGAAGTTGTAAGTGATTCTACAAATTGTTCTGTAGCTAATTGACTTACAGCGGTAGCTAAACTATCATAAGTTTTTTGACCATAGTATACATAAAATCTTTCACTAGTAGGTCCTACGAATACTCTTTGTATTGTAGTTGTTGAACCACTAATATTAACTAATGTACCTGTTCCATCATCATATTTTGTAGGATCGATGGTATTATAAAAGTTACCACTATTAATATCTCCTACAAAATCACTACCTGACCTGTATACTCTAACAGTTGCATCTGTTGTAGATAAAGATGGTGTATCATATACACTAGGGTTATTAGGATCTTTAGAATAAAAACCACCTAGTTTGAAAGTAATACCTGTTGAAGTATTAAATCCTAAAGATGAACCACTAGCAGATAAATCATATCCTTGTTGTTTTAGAGGACCAAATGCTCTAATAAACTGATTAGCTTGAGCTGGACCAGCATATGTAGTTTGTTTTTCCTCACCAAAGGCATCAATATAGGTATTAGTTAAGTGACCTAAAGTACCTAATGGGATTTTTTCTAAATACTGTTGAGTAGTAAAATCTTCTACTTGTTGTTGAAGATCTCCATTTTCATCTATATAAAGGTGAGAATATTGGGAAGAAGTTAAGTAAGTAGCACTTGCAGTAATAGCACCCCATTTAACCTGAGTAGGAACTACTGCGTTAGCTGAACCTGTTTCTGCATTATAGTTTACTACTATACCACCACCAGGGCTTACATATAAATCTGTACCACTAAATGTTACAACACCACCATAAATAAGTCCTGATCCTACACCATATTCGATCCATTCTTGATCCCATAATGTACCTTTGTTTCTGTAATAGAAATCACACTGATCAGCACTAAAGTTGGAAGCAGAAGTAAATAAATAAGTAGCATTTATGTTACTAGTTCCTGGATCTGCTGAAGGTGCTATTACAACTGAACCCGTTATATATTGAGATGCTTTGAAATCATTTGATCCTGTAGTTGCGAATGTAGCTGAATCTTTACCTTCTAATAATAGTGAGTCTAAAGATACAGAAGATGTACCTTGAAGTGAACCTGTGATTCCTTCTGTAACTGTTAAACTACCAGTAATATCAACATCACCTCCAAATGATGATGTAGTACTGACTGAAAAACTATCTCCTGTTACTATAGTAACACCTTGGAAAAGATTACTACCAGTTAAAACTGTATTACCCTCTACTCTAAACCCTTGGTTATCTATTACTGTTAATGAACCTGATACTTCTGTAGATCCCGTAAATGAAGTTGAACCTGAGAACGATGTAACTCCACCTGATGAAGAGATAAATCCTAAAGATTCTATCTGTTGTGAGCTACTGATTATACTCTCAGCATCTAGCTTAGTTTTTACTCTTTCGTCTGTATAGTAAAGGTTAGTACCTTCTAATAAGTCACCTGTGTTTGATGAACTTTCATCTATAAGTTTTATCCAGTTACCACTATGAGCAAAATATCCTTTACCCGTTGCATGTACATGAGCAAACATCCCATGGTAAGTTGTGGCACTTGGTAAATCTGCTTCGGTATTATATACGTTAGCAAATAAAACTCTATTACCATCCATGTCTAAATCACTAGCGGTAACAAAATCTAATACCTGTTGTGAACCACTAACGGTTCCTGGAGAGGATGATGTTATAAATCCTAAACTTTCTAGTTGAGTTGAACCACTAAGAATCCCCGAGTTTGAAGAAGTAAGGAATCCTAAACTTTCTAGTTGAGTTGAACCACTTACGATTCCAGAGTTTGAAGAAGTAAGGAATCCTAAATCTTCTATCTGTTGTGAACCACTAATAGTCCCTGAAGTTGAAGATGTTATAAATCCTAAACCTTCTATTTGTTGTGAACCACTAACGGTTCCAGCTGGGATAGAACCTGTTTCCATACCAATAAAGGTAAGGTTACCGTTACCATCTGTAGCTATTACTTGATTTAAAGTTCCGTCAGTTGATGGGAAAATTAATCCACTAGTAATAAAATCACCCCCACTTACAATAAGTGAACCTGTGATAGAAGTATCACCACCACTAGATAATATAGCTCCTAAATCTTCTAGTTGGGTTGAACCTGAAACAATACCTGAGGGTAGTTGAGAAGATCCTGATATTACACCACTAGGTAAAGAACCAGTGTCTACCGTTAAAGAAATAACGTCACCACTACCATATATTAAATCAATAGTATTACCATCTACTGAACCTGAAACGATTAAAGAGCCTGTGTCTGTAAAAGATGCAGAAACTGGAGTGCTTCCTGAATAAGAAACTTCAGCTACTGTACTAATAACATCTCCATCATTATTTACAAAAGCCAGAGATGCGGTGGTAATCAATACATTACCTACTCTAATAGCATTTGGTTCACCTGTCATCACAGATACTACCTCACCATCAGTAATAAACTTAAGGGAAGCAGTTGTTAGATATAAATCTCTCCATGGGTTTGTTTGACTACCTAAATCGTAAATACCATTATTGATTCCAGTAGCTTCTGGGATTAGAGATCCTGAGAAGAACTGAGAGCCTGTAAAATGGTTAGATGAAGTTACAGCAAACGATCCTGTATCTATTGATGAAGCTGAACCTGTAGGTACAACTAAACTTTCTGTAGTTCCATCACCTTGAGTAAACGTGATAGTACTGTCAAGTATTGAAGATGACACGTAAAACGAGCCAGTATCTATAGAACCACCACCTCCGCCACCTGAACCAGTAGCTACGGTTATATCAAAGTTACTACCATCACCCTTAGTAAATGTAATAGTATTATCTACAGCTGAAGCTGTAATAAGTGATCCAGTTGCTGAGATACCTGAGGTTGCTGAGATAGATCCTGAGATAACTAAAGAACCACTAACAACTAAAGAACCAGTTACAGCATGTGATCCTGTAAAGTGTCTGAAGTTATCATCTAGTTCTTTAATAGTTAAAGCTGAACCTTTATCTGATCTAAGAGTTATTGCCATTGGGGAGTTTTTTAAAATTTTTAAGTAGAAGCTACAAAGTATTCAAGTTGGATGTTAGAACCACTTGCTTTAGCTTTGATAACATCTAACGCTGTAAAATCGCTATAATAAGTTTCGTCAACATAACTTTCATCAACATAATCTATAGTAGATGAAGCATTCATTTCAGCATCATTAAATACTAAACTTTTACCTGGGGATAAGTGGAATAGGGTACTTTCTAAATCTGATTTGATTAGGTAAATAGTTCCTTCGCCACTACCTGAGATATGGGTGATTCTAATATATTTTACATCTGTTTTAACAAAAGATCCAGCTAAGGATTGTTCTTCACTATCTACAAACCTTAAAATCTCAATACCACTACCACTAAACTTAGTAGTAATAGTATCTACTCTTCTTTCAATCTGGTTAATACCAGGAATAGTTTTTTGGTTTTTGGTGCTTTCAACATTACCATTGGGTAATACAATCCTTTCAGTAATAGTTGTTATTAAATCAGCCATGTCGTTATTTATAAATACTTAGTTATAGTAATAAATATGTTATTTCTTCTGCCTCTTAGCTGTTTCGTTGGGAGAGTTAACAATACCTTTTTCTGTAGCTTCTTCATATAAATCTAAAAGACTATCTACTATAGGATCTCTATGGTTTTGTAGTAAAGTAATACCAATCATATTTTTTACTCTACGAGCAGCTGTATATAAGAACTTAAAACCAGAATCTCGTTTTGATTTTAAGTCTACTTGGTAGTCGTCACCACAAACAATCATTTTACTACGTAATCCAATACGAGTAACAATCATTTCCATTTGTTCGTGTGTAACGTTTTGTGCTTCATCTACTATAATAACACTATCAAGGAAAGTTCTACCACGCATAAACGATACGGGTACAATCTCTATTTTACCTTCTTCAATAAGTTTTTCGATTTTAACTTTATCGTATAAGGCAAACATATTTTGATAAATAGGCTGTACCCACGGGTCCATTTTCTCTCTTAAATCACCTGGTAGGAAACCAATGTCTTCTTTAGATACAGTAGGACGTGTAATAATGATTTTCCCAACATCCTTCATAAATAAACGCTCGAGAGCTATTTGACAAGCTAATAGAGTTTTTCCAGAACCTGCTTTACCAGCTAATAGGGTTAATGTACTATTTAAGATTTTGGATTTGGCTTCTTTTTGCTCTTCGTTGAGGGTTATTTTAAACTTAATTGGATTTTTAGGCTTTCGCTTTTCACGGAAAACCTCATCGCTGTGATGGTTAGATGCCATAAATAATAACGTTTGTTTGTTTATTATACATACAAAAAAGAGCCCCGCTAACGCGGGGCTCAATTAAGTATCTGACTTAACTCTTGATTATAGAGAGTTCAATCCGTTTACAAAGATACGACCATAGAATTCTGGACGTAACATTTTCTTCGCGTAACGAGTCAATAGACCTTTACGTGGAGTGAATGTATCTGGATCGTATACTAAAGGAGTCATGATTAATGGAATGTATGGAGCGAATACCGCACCAGCTTCCAAGAACTGAGATCCTCTAAAGCCCATCAAGATAGTGTTTTCTTTCATGTATGGGTTTTTGTATACAGTGTAACGACTGTTCATCTGACCAGCTTTCTGTACGCCGAAAGCGTAAGAAGCTTTAGATACGTCACCATCAGAGTTAGCAGCAAATCCTGGGATTGACTCTAAGATAGTAGCTACAGTTGGAGAAACAACAACGAAGTTAGCACCACCTCTAAGAGTTCTTTGGTGAATCTTGTTGCTTAGTTTCTGCATTTTAGTACCTAAAGTTTGGAACCACTGACCTTGTGTGTTGAAGAATCCAGCATCACCGAAATCACCAGCGCTATCACCAGCAGAAATAGTTACGTTGTTTTTAGCAGACCAGTACTCATCACCAGCAGCAGCATCTTTAATCAACATGTCTAAGATCTCTAAGTCAATCTCTAAAGAAATGTACTCAGAAAGCATGTTAGTTACTTCAGCTTCAGCATCGATTGATTGGTAAGCGTTCAAATCTTGAGCGAACTCAGGAGTCCAAACTGCTTTCAACTTACGAGTCTTAGCAACGATTGCTTCCGACTTCATTTGGATGTTGATTTCTGGAATAGAGATATCAGCAGTTGAGCCGTCCCAATCAGAATCAGTAGCCATTGCGTTTCCATCTTCGAAATCACCTCTTGATACAGCAGATGTTTTCAATGAGTAACCTAACTCAACAGATTGAGGTTGAGCGATAGCAGCAGAGTTTACGATGAATATTAACTCATCATTAACTGCATCATAAGCAGTAAACTGAGATAATACATTAGCGTTAGTTACAGCACCACCTACGATAGTGAATGATCTAACAGCTAAAGAATCCATATCGCTACTTACACCTGAAGCATCTAAAGTTACTTTAGATAAAGAACCAGTTACTACGTAATCTGAATCATAGTTTACATCAGTAAATGCTACTGAAGAAGTTACAGCTGCAATAGAAGCAGTGTGAGTATTGATAGAGTAAGAATATCTTCCAGCACCGTAAAGACCACCTTCTGCTTCGTTACCGAAGTTAGCTGAAGCATCACCGTAAAGTGAACCGTTAGCAGCGAAAGGAGCTTTTGAATCACCGTATTGGAAATCTAGATAAAATACTAGACCAGAAGGCAAGTTCATAGGCTGTACAGAAACGAATTCTTGAGCAGCGATGTTACCGAATACTTTTCTTACCAATGGTAAAGCAACACCTGCCCACTGAGCACCTGTTCCTGAGAAGTTATCAGTATCTGAGATAGCAGCACCTGCAGTACTTGAAGCCTCTACTACCAATTGTTTTGCTTGGTTTTCAAGCAACATTGACATGTTGTTAGACGATTGTCCTTCCATTCCTTCGAGAAGTCCAGTCTGTCCCCACTTGCTAGATAATCTAGCTGCGTCAGACTGTAAGTTCTTCCAAGAACCAGCTGCGCTTTCTAAAAGTGTGTTTAATTGTGACATTTTTAAATTTACAATTTAAGTTATTAATTATTTAATACCAGCAAGTTTTTGCCATCTAGCTACTTGTGGATTTACATCCACGATAGGAGCTTTACTTTCAGCAATCATACCTGAGGCTTTAGAAGCTCTACCTAAGTTTTCTTTAACTACAGTTTTAGTTGCTTTAACTTCTTCTGTTAGTGTTTCGAATACTAGTTTTACTTCTTTTACATTTGATGCTTTATCAAATGCTTCTAAGACTTTAACCTTTTGAGACTCTTTCAAGTTTTTGGCTCTAAAGATTTTGTTTGAATAAAGAAGTTTAGCGTTAAGTAAGTTAACTTCTTGAAGTTCAGTTCTTAAAGCTTCGATTTCAGCCATGATTTCACTCACGTCTTCTTCTTTAGCTTCTTCAACTTCTTCTTCGTTAACTACTAGTTCTTCAACTTCTTCTTTTTCACCTTCCATAGTTACTTCTACTTCGTCTTCGATGTCGATTTCTTCTTCACCTTCAGAATCATCCATGTCTTCCATGTCTTCTTCTTCAGCTTCCATTTCATCTCCAGCTTCTAACTCACCAGCTTCAACCATGTCAGCAATTACATCTTCGATAAAAGATTTTAGATCTTCTTCAGACATTTCTTCAAGGTCGATTTCTTCGTCTTCGTCTTCGTCTTCAACGTCTTCAACGTCTTCAACTTCAACTTCTTCGTCTTCTTCTTCCTTGATTTCTTCAGCTTCAGTTACTTCTTCTTCTGAAATAACTTCTTCAGTTACTTCTTCCGCTTCTGCTACTTCTTCTGATTCTTTCACGTCTTCTTTGTCTTCACCTTCTTCGAGTTCAGCTAAGATTTCATCAAGGTCTACTTCTTCATCCATTTCTTCAGCTTTCGCTTCGTCCATGTCTGATTTGTATCCTTCTTCCATTTCGTCTTTAGCTTCGTCCATTTTCTCGTCGTAACCTTCTTCCATATCTTCTTTTTCCATTTCTTCCAGTTTGGCTGAAAGCATAGAGCGAAGTTGTGGGGCGAAAGTTTCTTCAAGAGCTACTTTTGCATTTGCGATTGCTGTTTCTTTAATAGTTTTAGCATCAGCAATTGCTTCTTTTAGCAAATCTCTGTTTGACATAATACCACAAAATTGTTTTGAGGAGTACGGTTATTAGGAACCGTAATAAGAATTAATATAAATGAAACGCCATATAAGAGGATGGCGTATTACAGCAATACATATATAAGAGGACATAAAAAACGCCCTCCTTTCGGAGAGCGTTCTTCGGGTAGCGCCTCAATACAGAGGTATTAGTCTAAATAACATGTGCATGTATTAGCACATAATATTTCGTTAATCAAGCTGTTTAGATCTTTATATGGGTCTATGTGGACTTCTTTTCCCTCTTTAATCACAGACATATAAGAACCTGGGTTTGATGGGGTTGATACAAAATCCCAACATAATAGTTCGAAATCATCTTGTACCTCTAATACACCATCTCTATCTTCTAAAGAACCCATACCACGAGATGAAACACCTACTGTGATATTGCTTTCGATTAGTGCTTTTAGAATATTACCTGATGGGGTAGGTAGAATCTCTATTTTACCCATTACTTTATCTCCGTCCCACCACATATCTTTAATATTATGTGAAACGTTTTTGAGATTGATTACTGATGATTCTGGGTGGTCTAACTCACCTAATGCTCTGTTTTCATCTACAGATAACATATACTTATCAATTTCTCTATCCCAAAGTTCTTTAGGATAATAACGACCATTACCGTTTTTAACTTCAGCAGTCGCTAGTATACCCTCAACCATAGGGTTACCTCTATCAGACATTTTACCTTCTGATAGCATTAAACCCTTAGGTTTAAATAATTGAGTTTCTACTAGTACTTTTCTCATTAGTCTTCGTATTGTTCAGATACTTCTGATTCGTCAACAATCTCTTGTTTAACGTATTTCATACCACACATTTTTTCATACACTTTTTCCATCTTGGCTCTACGTTTTTCTAGATCCTTGATTTCTTTTTGCATGGCTTTAATTTTCTTCTTATCTGCTAACTCTGCTAAGTCATCATCTTCGTTAACCATTTCTACTCTTTGTGTCTTAGAAGCAATTAGTTCTTCTAAAGCATCCATTTGAGCTTCCATAGTAACAGCTTTACCTTCTTTTTCGATTTCAGATAATTTAGATTCTATAGATTCTTTTTTAACTTTTTTCTTAGCTTTAGCTTTTTCGATTTTTTCACCTTTTTCAACTCCAGCTCCAAATGCATCTTCTTCACCTTTGTCTTTAGCGTCTACATCTTTTGAACCTTTATCGTCGCGTTGGAATTCAGAATATGCCTCTATTAAAGATTCAGATATCATATCAACTAGTGAGATGTTACTTTCCTTTAATTTTACTTCTTCCATTTCATCTGATTTAGATGCTTTTAAAGCAACTGCTTCATCTGTATAGCCAATATCTTTAACACCGAACGCAGCATTTTTTACGTAGTAACTTCTATCTTTAGCTAAGTTTTTAGCTACGATTTCTTTTAACTCATCTACGTCCTTGTCTGCATTCTTAGGATCTTTCATTTCCGCGTAGTATCCTCTAAGGAACTGCTCGCCGAATAAATTGTCAATATTCTTATCGTCTTTATAATCGAAAGAACTTTCTTGAGTTTCTTCAACATCTTTAGATACTTTTTTTTCTTCAACTTTTGCTTCTTCAGCTAAGAAATTAGCAAATGCTGTCTCATATGAAGTTTTGGTGGATTCAATCTTAGTGATTGGTTCAAATCCTACAAAGTTTTCTGTAATGATTTGTTTTTGTTTTAAAATAGTAGTCGCTTCTTCCTTAGTAGCATGGTTTGTAACATGTTCTGGGAATAGTCTACGGGCAGATTTTAAAAACACATCAGCGTTTCCTTTACCTTCCTTTAATAAATTGTATTGTTCTTGTAGTGTTTTCATGATAATAAATATTATGAATTATTTGCTCCTGTTCCTCTTAGTCTAAGAGTAGTAGCTGTTATTGCGTTTGTTGGTACAAAAGTTAAGTTTCCACCACCTGGGGATACAACTACTCCTGTTTTATAATTACCCTGTACTAAAGAAGATAAACCACTTCCTAAAGTGTATACACCTTCACAGTTTTTAGGGGATGAAGAATCATAGGCACCATCACTATTAGGTACTGTCTCTAATACAAAATATGATGAACCTGATAAAGGATTATCAATAATGTAGGTAGTAGGATCACCAGCTGTTATGTTTGAAGGCTGTAATTCAATACTTTGGGTTACTGATACATTATAGTTTGCCATTACTCTTCTTCTTGGTTAAACATCTTAATCATATCCTCAATATAATCTTCAGCTAAATCTGTTGAATATACTACTTCATATGAAGTTGGATTTTCTTTATAAAATTGTTCAGTTTCAACCCTAGCATCATCTACTAATGCTTTAAATTGAGCTAATTTATCCGATATAGTATCAAAAGCACGAAGGCGTTCCTGTTGGAACGCTTTATTGCTAGGATTGTCTTGTTCTTTTAATTTAAATCGGTACATTATTTTTCAAACAATTGTTTTACTTCTATACCCTTAGCTTTTTTACGTAATTCCTTTTTATTAACAGGTTTGTAACCTAGTTTATAGTAGTAATTAACTGGTTTTTTACCAAAAGCAAATGGTGTATCATACGCACCAGCAGCACCAGAGGTAGATATTTCATCTACACCCTTTATCTTAGCATACTCATCTGGGTGGTTATTACGTAAGTAAGTTCTTAAACTATTTCTTAGTTTAGATACATCTTTATAATAGTCTTGAAAGAAGGGTTCGTCTTTAGATTTTAAAGCTACTTGTTTAGCATCATCTAATAACTCAGATACTTCTTTAAAAAGTTCACCATAGTTGGCCGTATATTCTACAGACCAAGTCATCTGCCCAGTTTCAGGGTCAGTACCTTTTAAATCAGTTCTAAATCCTCCTTGATCAGCCATTTACTTTTTTAATTTCTTCAATTAAAGAAACGTATTGCATTAAATTAATAATATCATCACTTTTTACAGGTGATTTTTTGTCTAACTCAACTAACAACGAGGTAACTTCAGTTAACTTGATTTGGGTTACTTGATTGGAAACAGATTTATTTAGTTCCGTTATTATAGACTTGAATTCGTTAATCTTTGTATTGTAGAAATTCTTAAGTGTAGCTGTTGAGTCAACTGAGTTGATGAATTCTTTTAAGATTTCTTTTTGAGATGGAAGTAGTGACTCATACTTACCATTAAATTTTTCTAGTAGTACCTTATAAGTAAGAATTCTGGTGTCTTTATCGTAAGTTTTAAATTCTTCAACTACACTCTGTTTGATTTGAGATTCGTTAACTTGTGAAGCACATAAGTGTTCTAATAGAGTAACTTTATTAGAGACAATTTGGGATGTGTTTGTTATCTCTTGTGTGTTTTCTGCTTCAACTAGTGTATAAAAAGCAGCATATGCTTTATAGTGAGGAATCTTATGAGAAAAGAACCCCTGTGTGTCGTATGATTCTTTAATTTCTTTAATTAAATTGTATCTTTCTCTTTTAAGAGTAGTTCTATTTAATTTTTTAGAAGATTCTAAAAGTGTTTGTAATAATAAACTAGCTCTAGACTCTATTAAGTGAGTATTCTTAGTAAGAGATTCATAAAGTTTTAATTCTTTATTTAGTTCTCCCTTGCTAAAATACTTTTTAATAATACCGAGTGCAGATGACTCAGTTGAATTAAGGGTATCAGCGGTTACTTGGCGAACAAGCAACTCAAAGAGGATACCAGTATTTTTAAATTTTGAATGTTTAATCTCCATTCTCAAATTGTTTAATTATAAATATATGAGGATATATTACTCTTTAATCTTTGACTCATCAAGTAGTGACTCCTTGCGTTTATCCGCTGTATACACTAAATCCTTACTTAGAGATTCGATTAATTTTTTATTTTTTGCATATACCGTTTTAGCATTCTCTAAAGTTGGTTGGGTATTACGTGTTGGGTTGTTGTAATCATCCTTCATACCAGCAGCTCCCAGTCTATCTTTACCGAAGTTATCAGCTTGAGTATTGCGGTTTGTAGCCTTTTCTTTTGGTCTACCTAAATCAGATTTTTCGTTATACCCATCAGGTACATTTCCTGGATCTGATTCCATTCTACCTTGACCATATAGTGAAGCTAAATCGTGTGGTGTGCCGTATGATTTACCTGTCTCTAACGGATCATTACCCTCAGCCTCGATTTGTGCTCTTCTAAACTTACGTTTTTGGTCCTGGATGATTAGTTCTCTGTATTCATCATATTGATCTTCACTCAAGTGGAAGATATTATCATAAACCCAATCAGAAGGTAGTAAGTTATTCTCAGCGATAGAATTAGCTAGTGTAACTTTTTCAGTTAACAATGCTATTCTCTCTTGATCATAGATGATTGATGGGGTAGTTAGTGATAAATCAAAGTTTACTAACTGTTCATCTGTAAATCCTTGAGAGTATAGATGAACTAAAGCGATTTTATATAGTTCAGATACTACGATACGTTGGATTCTTTCTACTGTACGAGCAAAACGAATATCTTGAGCAGCTAATGTAGCTTTACCATCTGTATTCTCATCGTAACCCATAAACGCTTTTGGCACTTTGAGAGCAGCAAATAGTTTATCTCTTAAATACTCAACATCGGTGATACCATCATATTGTAATCCTGGTGTTGTATCTATTTTAGTAGCGCTATCGTTACCTCTAACTGGTATGTAGAAGTCTTCAAGCATGTTTTGTACGTTATATTTTAAGTTGTACTCACCTGTTTTTTCATCCATGTGGGGAGTACGCTTCATTGTAGAAATTGTTTTCTGCATGAAGTTTTCTACTTCTTGTGGTGGGATACCACCTACATTCATATAGAAAATACGTTTTTCAGGAGCACGAACTATTCTATGAATCAACATCGCATCTTCCATCAATGTGTACTGTTTGAATAGTTTACGACCTGGTTCGATATAAGAACGTCCGTAAGGTAAGTAGTTTAGATCTGACAATAATCTAAAGTGTGCTACCTCATAGTTATCAAACGTTACTTGGTTTTGATTTTCTTGGTTTGGTGAGTAATAATAACCTGAACTACCACCAAAGTACCCTTCAGGGTTATAGTTAAATATTACTTTAGTTGGGTGTTCGGGATCAAAGTTTTCCTTACGCTCGATATGATAGGCAGAATAAGGGATTACGTTATAAACACCAAACTTTTCTGAAATCTCTAGTTTGAGGAAGAAATCACCATATTTACACATCTGACGAATCCAACTCCATAAGTTAAACTCAATATTTAATACATCGTAGAATAAGTTATATAGGATTTTTTGAATATCATCATCCGAAGAACGGATAGATAATACTTCACCCATATCGTTTTTTAATGTAGATTCATCAGCTAGGATATCTAAAGCCGAAGCAACAATAGCATCTGTATCCATTGCATCGTAATCCGAATATAATTGAGTTCTTAAGTACTGGTAGTTAAGGTTAAAGTTAGCTCCGTGAAGTGAGGTAGAAGATGGGTTTTGGTAAATCCCCTTAAAGCGATTTACTAACGCATTTGTCTCGTACTCACCCGAGGTTTGTATACGGTCAGCGTCAATTATCTTTAATTGGTTACCCCCTTGATTTCTAATGACTACGTCAGTAGAAAATAGACGTTGTAGTCTTGTAAATAGTGATTTATCTGCCATGATATCTACTTATATCGTATAAATATGTTAAAGAAGCCAACTAATATCCTCCTGCTTTCCACCACCAATATCTTGTTTATACGGGTTTTGGGCATTCGAACTATTAACGTTGTATACTCCTTGATAATTTGTTTTTATTGCTGTTATATTATTAAGTGCTGCCTTTGTTAAGTCAACTCCCTGCTGTCTAAACTTAAAAGCGGTATCACGCATAAACATAGCAATAGAGAATGACATAACCAAATCGTCATTGTACCCTTGCTGTGCTTCTGCTCTACCATTTCTCCAAATAAACACTTTCATTTCACTTACTAATCTCTTGGATTGTATTGTAACTCCTTTATCACTAATATATTCTTGGAACTTACCTATAGCCATAGGTCTTGTTCTTGAAGACATTGTAAATCCAGCAGTCATTTTACTTGTATCCATATATTGGTCAAAATACGAATCAGCTGTTATATTTCCACTTTTAGGTGAGTAGTAGAGGTTAGGATAGTTACTATCAATCAATACTTGTAAAGTAGCCCAACCAATATTAGCGTTTTCTACTACCATTAAGGCATTATTATACTCTATTCCTATACGATAAAGTAACTGACCATACTCCTTAGTACCTATTTGACCTTTATATTCAGCTATCTGAACGTTATTTTCAACATCTATAATGTGGAACGCTGAGTAATCCTTACCATCACCACGAGCAACATCAGCTACAACCATATATGATCTAGAATAATCAGCTGGTTCCCAAATCCATAAGTTTTGGTCTACACCTCTTCTCTCTAGTGGTTCTTTAACATAAGTGTTCTCGTAAAAGTCTATGTATTCAGGGTAAAAGACAATATCACCAGAGGTACTAAAATCACAATCACACTCCTGTGCTGCCATCCTAGGATCACCTAGTAGTTCATCTTGTCTATCTCTCCAGGTTTGATCACGCTCAGGATGGACAAACCAAGGTAGTTTAATAGGTAAAAAGTCGTTTGTTCCTTCTTCTGCTCTAACCCACGTTTGGTGGAACCAGTTACCAGTACCATAGGGAGTAGATAATGCTATACACCCACCACCAGTAGCTAGTGTTTGTTGGGCTGAAGCCCATATCTCACCAATCTGATCAATGAAAGCTGCTTCATCAATCAACAGCAAGGAAACGGCTTCTGATCTACCAGCATCACTTGAGGCTGATGTTGCTTTGATTTGAGAACCATTTAATAATCGAAGGGTTAGTTTATTATCTTCAGCAGCATCTATTTTAAGCCAACTAGGAAGATTATGGTACATAAACTTTACCTTTGTAACCATGTTTTTAGCTGTATCCTGCTTTGTTGCAATACAAAGGATGTTTTTGTCTTTATGAAATAACATTAACCATAAAGAATACCCAGCTGCCAGAGTGGATATACCTAACTGTCTGGATTTTAGGATAACAGAATATGGGTTGTCTTGTACTAATCTAAGTACTTTTTCTTGAAATGGGTATAAGTGAAACTGAATACGTCCACGTTGTGGATGTTGGATAAAACAATACTTTTTCATAAAGTGAACCGGATCTTGGGCACACTTTAAATATTCTTGTCTTATTACTTTTTTTAAGTCTTGACTCATTTACCTATTTTCCAGTATAGGCGGCCTGATATTATTGGGAAGAAATCTTTATCTACCCCTAAACCAAAACCGTATACATTTCTTTTTTTATTAACGTACATTAACTCACCACTAACATAGTTTATTGGTGATTCATTTTGTACAGGATTTATCATCCCTCCTACCGCAACGCCCCAAAATAACTCGCGTTTGTAGAGGTAAGTAGTATTAGTAACTGTAGTTGTTGGGATGAGTAAGTTGGATTGAACATTTCTACCTGTAATTTGGTTTTGGGTAATAGTATCAATAACCATTACATAACCTAAACTATCAAAATTAATGGTATCTATATAAGAATATTTTGAGAAATAATCGTTAATAACATTAATGGTATCAATAGATAGAGGGAGGGGAATAGTATCCCATCTATATTCAATTTTGGTTTTCCATTTAGGGACGTATTTAGTTTCAGTTATTTTAACTGTATCCCATTTAGTTTCAACTTTAGTAATTACTTTAGGTTCAACCTTAGGGGTAGAAGAGCAACCCCTCTGTAATAATAGAAGGATTGCTAATACTACTATAAGTAGAGATTGTATATTTTTAAAGTAATTTTTCAAGTCTATTTTTTTCAGCTGTTAACTTTTTAAGCATATTTAAAGCGGCTTGCTTTGCTTGCTCACCTTCAGCACTTTTATACATTTCTAAATGTGTCTTCATATGTTTTTTAACTCGTTGAAGTTCACCAGCAATTTTAGAAATAGAATCTTTACCACTAGCTGCTTTAGATGCTGCTTTATCAGCTTCATCTTCGTCATCAATATCTTCAGAAAGTTCTTTAGATAATTCAACTGTTTTTTCTAATTCTTTATTTAGGTCTTTTTGAGCTTCTACCTCTTCAGGTGATGCTTCAGAAAGCAATTCTACGATTGTTTCTTTAATATATTCTGCTAATTCTGAACGTCTCATTATATGTATGTTTTATTATAAATATTACAGAGAAAGCGCTTCTAACATTTGTTCAATGCGTTTTTCAGTACTACCCTCAAGTACACCGTAGTTTTTAATGCGGTGTTTTTGTTGGCTTAAAATATGACGAATAATAACATCAATCTCATCTCTATATTCTGCATTGGTTTCTCTAATGCCATTATCTTCAATTTCTACTCCTTCTGGGGAAACGTAGAAAATATAATCATATTCTCTAATCAAACGAATAGCATAAGCATAAAATGCTTCTTTATCAGTCCAATCCATTGATTTAGAGGCTTGAGCAAAAGACATTACATCAATAATAGTTCTATCTGTAATGATATTATCTATTAATAGTTCACTTGCTCGTTCAGCCATAAAAACTGTTTGACCTAAGAACGTAGAATCAGTATTCAATGGGATACCCATTGCCATTAACTCCTTAGAACGTTCTGTTCTAGTTATATAATCCTTAAATTCAGGTAATTCTTTTAAAGCATTAACAAGTGTTGTTTTACCCACACTCATTGTACCACATAATCCTATTTTCATATTAGTTTCTATAATCTGAAAGTAATGCTTTCATTGATTGGTTTTTATACCAAGGTAAACCTTCACGTTCTTGCATGATAATACTATAAGTTTCCTCATCATATTGGATACCGTTTAGGTAATATGATTTTACCATCTCACTATCACTACTATGTGGTTCGATTGCTGGTCCATCCCATCTGTGGAATTTCCAATTTTCGTCACCTACATATCTTGCTAAATGAATTTGAGCACCTCTGGAGTTAATTTCCTTGTACTCATACAACTTTTTCTTCTTAGCCATAACTTATTATTTATTATTTATTATTAACCTTCCGTAAGTATACGAAAGAAAGGTTGGGTATCCTAGTAGTTTTCAATAAACTCTGGAAATTCTTCTGATTCGGATTGTAATGCTGATAGTAAAGCATCGGCAACATATATTCCTTGTGCCCCTGATACTGTGATACCACGAGCTGATAGAGCATCACCTACAAAGTGAACGTTATCATAATCAACTAATGATAGTGTTTCATAGTTAACCAATGGTTCAGGTGATAGATACTTAACTTCAGGAATATAAACACCCCAATCATCCCCAAGTGTTGGGAATACTTTTTTCATATCATCAATAAAATCATCAATGTACGTATAGTAACCTTGGAATGCTTCTCTTACTTCATCCATTTCACTAATAGTGACAGCGCTTACATTCTCACCTTCAGATGTTGTAGATGGAGTACGTGTTGGGCTATAATATAAACCAGTACCATCTTTATTTACTTTAGATACTAACTCTCTAGACCAAGTAAATGGTTCATCAATACCTTGAACTTCCATCAAGATACCAAAGTTGGTCATGTTATTTCTGAATGATTCGTCTTTTTTGGCGTGTCCATTGTACGAATGATCTCCATACGTTTCTTCAACGGCAACATAAGCTGCGTTGTTGTTAGTACAGAAGGAACGTAGTGATACTCCTTTGTCTTCGAATTTACGATACAATTTGAAATCATAACTTACATCAATAAGTTTTTGAAAGTGTTTCTGTGGTGCTTCAAATCGAACACCTATTTGTACTGGTTTTGGTTCAGTAGGTAATGTATAATCTGTAGCTAATTGTTTACCAAAGTCAATACCTGATTTACCAACAGCAAACATTAGTTTATTGTATTTTCGACCTATGATTGTTGGGTCTTCTGGATCTGAAAAATGTGCTATTTGTCTTTCAAAATCGATAGCTGTTACTTTAGTTTCCCAAATAAACTCAACACCTTTATCAACTAAAAAGTCATACCAATTTTTACCTATTTCGTGTAGATAATCCGTACCAACGTGCCATACAGGGAATAAACGTAAACCAAAATATGGTTTAATAAAATCTGGTTCCGCTACTGGGTTGGAACATTGTACTTCCTCTGGTTTAGGATGAAAACGTTTAAAATTGTTGATTACCTCATCAAACAATTCCATTGCTTTATCCTCACCACAATACTTAGACATATGTCCTCCAATTGCTGTGTGGTAAGTTAATTTACCATCACTCCAACCCCCAGCACCTAAAAATCCAGTCATTACTTCTGAATATGGTCTGCGATATGGATCTTTACCCATATCAATGATTGTAATGTTTTTTCCGGGGAATCCGTTGTCTACTAGCTTAGTTGCAGCATTAACACCTGCTACACCAGCACCTACGATTACTAGTTTTTCTGCCATTTGTTTTTCTTTTTAACCCCTAAATATACGAAAGATATTTTGGGAATCCAAATTGTGAGGCCACAGCTCTCATAAAAAATTGAATTAGAATCGACTGGCTATGAATCAGTCTAAATGTATCTTGAGTGTAAGATTACCAGTGCCTTTTATAACACGATGCCACTCATGACGTTTGATAAATATACGATCGTTTAGTGAGGTAGGCAAGCTATCCTCTAATTGAATTGCCCAGTCTGTTTCTCCTAAAATCTCGATTGTTCTGTATTCATCATCCCTATGCCACATTAGTTCTATAGGGTCAATGTCTTGAGAAAATTCTCGAATAATATAACTGTCTGTTCTCTCCAGATCTTTATAAGGTTGCATTATCCAGCTTTTGTTTGAATTCTATACCATTCAACTCCATCAGACCAAACCATAATACCTTCATATGCTTTGTTAATAGTATAAGAACCAGCATCTCCATCTAAGGTTTGACCTGGGAGAGGGGTTAATTCAGCTCTTGTTGAGGTAGAAAAAGTATTATCACTAATAAATCTAATTGATCTGTTAACATTAACAGCAGCAGTAGCATCAGGAAGATATAAATCCATAGTACCCGTTGAACCCGTCCAATCTAAATGAATCATAGATGTATTAGCATAAGCCGAACCTGTAAGCCATTGATTTACCTCCTCTTGAACTGTTATATCAACCGGTACTAAATAACTATTATTAGTGTTATTTTGGTTATAAGTTTCAATAGAACTAGTTACATAATTAGTAACATCATCTAAGGTAGTGTATTTAGTTACACCACCTTGAACATCTGCAAATAATTCATCCCCTTGTAAAGTAGATGAAGATGGTAATCCGGATATTGGTAAATTAGGCATAAGCTGTTATAAAAATATTATTCCCGTCTTCTTGTTGTAAATTAAATAAATCTTCTTGGAGAAGAAAACCTACATTTTGAAGTGTTAGTTGTTTTTGTCCTTTATTTTGGTAAGTAATCCAATTAATACGAGCTTCGTTTAACTCATACAAATATTGATTGTATTGTTTTACTTGCTCGGTAAGTGGGAGTTTATAAATATGGTTTAACTCCTTAAACTGGGGCCAAAGTATTTCGTTAAATATATCCATTACCAGAACCCACCAAAGTTTGATTTGAGTCCGAGTAATTTTGCATAACGTGGTAAGCGGCAAGACCAATACCCTGCTTTAGTTTTATCCTTCTTTTGAGCACATTTGTGACGTTTAGCAAACGCATTACGTGCTTTTTTATCGTTGATTTTTGCTCTTAAACCACCTGAACCAAAACGTACTGTTTTGATATTTCCGGTTTTAGGGTCTTTAACATAAACCTTATATGCTTTACCCCCTGAAGAGTCACGCATTGGTTTATTTAATTTTTTAGTATTTTTCTTAGCTTTCTTCTTTTTAGCCTCATCGATTTCACCTTCTGTTAATTCGATAGGGAAATCTAATGGTACTTTTTGACCTTCAACTATACCGAAATGACCTAAATCTGTTTCAGTTAATACCTGTAGATCATCACCTTGCACCTCTAATATACCACGTGTGTATAAAGCGCGGGCTTCAGCCCATAATTCAAAATATTTTTGTGACCCCGCGCGATACACGTGCTCGGTAAGAGGTCGTGCGTTATCCATGTGATACTTAAGTCCCTCAGATAAAATTTCTTTGGGAGCTAAGTTTTCATTTATCAATACTGGTTTAGTTGGTGAACAACCTCCACATCCACAATCACACATATTATTCTTCGTCTTCAGCTATTAATTTTGAACCAAAACCAATTCTTGGTCTTAAGTTATTGGGGGTTAATTTTTCAAATTTAGCACCTGCTGATTTTAATTGTTGTGCCATTGCTTCAGGTGAACCCTTAACATAAATATACTCACCAGTATTTGGACCCTTAGCTCCAAAATCATGAGCTAAAAAATGAGTAAATCCTTCTTTACCAGAATAACGAATAAAGTTCATTAAAGCTACGTTGGTTTGAATAGACTCAGGAGAATCAAAATTTATATCATTTAATAAAACATTAACACTATCTCCTAAACCATTATCATTAGCTAAGATATCACCAAATGCTTGTTTAAATCCAGTTTTATCGTCTGTGGCTTTATAAGCATCAGATATAACTGAAGTAAATTGGTTCATTGGGTATTTTTTATCTTCAAATTCAACCCCTTGACGACCACCTTTTACTTCAATACCAAAAGGTCCTAATTTATTATTTATCACACCTGATAGATTTGATGGTTTATCACCTAAAGTAGCACCTTCACCTTTAATCTCAAATTCTTCACCATCTATGGATAAATCACCTTTACCTGAAGTTGAAGAACCTATATTATTAAATAAAAGAGACATACCAACTTCTCCCATACCAACACCTCTTTTACCTTCATCCTGGGAAGTGTGGTAGATAATTTTATCTACTACTTCGTTAGGTACACCTGTTTTAGATAAGGCGGTAAATAAATTACCTTTAGTATTAGTAGGGAAATTTATTTTTTCGTCAGGGTTATTTAAATAAGCAATAAAATCGTCTACTTCTTTTTTAGGAATATCTTCAATTAAATCTTGAATTTCTTTTGAAAATTTCTTTAAGATAATAGGATTGTATTGTTTTTTATCTAAAGTTTGTTTGATTGGACGGTAGGTAGTAAAGTTTTTAGTACGATTAAATAGTTTAGAGATTTGATTATCGTCTAAATCTAAATCCTTGATTAAAGAAATTAAATCATTTTTTGTGATTTTTGGTTTTTCTTCCTCAGCTTCAACTATAGAACTAACCATCTCCATTAACATTTCCATGTCTTTGGGGTCATTGACGTCAGGGTAACCTTTATCAAATTTATAAGCTACTCTATTTAAATATCTTTCTAATGCGTCCATTTAACTTATTCTGTTTCTTCTGAATCTGAAGCATCTACTGAAATGTCTTCGCTTCCTTCTACATCAACTGACTCAGTATCTTCATCAGCAGCTCCATATCTTAAAATACGAGCAATAGCATTTGTAGCATTTTGCTCTTCATTTAGATTAAGTAAGTAATATTTTTTACCTTCTACCTCAGCAATCCAACTTCTATCAGTATAAACTAAATAAAAGGATTGACCATTCAAAAGGTTAATTCTAAATGTTGTAGGTTTAGGAGCTACCCAATCAATAGCATCTATAAACTTAGCATAATCGTGACCTAATAGATCTACGATTACAGCTTTAAGTTCAGGGAACTTGGTTAGTTCATCATACTCAACGGCTGTTACTTCTGCTTTTTTAACAGCAGAATAAGCAGTTGGAGCAAGTGATTTGATTTTAGCAATAAGTTCCTCTCTAGTCATTATTTAGACTTTAATTGTTTAGCTAGTTTTTCAGCAACCCCATAAGCTTTTTTAACAGCATCTCCATAGGCCTTCATAGATTTATCATCAAACTCATCAATAGCTTCAACATCTTGAGCTACATCTACCATAGCATCGATTTGTGGTTCGTTAACCTCAAAATCTAAGTAGTGTTTTGCACCTACTAAAGCATCTTTTGATTTAACAATCTTTGATTGCCACCAGTGTGGGAAATCTACTTCACCTTCACCTTCAAAACCATCTACCATTTGATAAAGTTCCATAGCATATTTTCCAATACGATATAGATCAGCTTTTAACATATGTGGCTCGTTGTCCTGATGTCCAAGATCTAGATCCTCTTCTAATGGGGATTGATTAATTAAATGTAATGTACCTTCGATGTAATCGCTAAATTCTTGAGCTTTCTCAGGAGGTAAAGCGTTCATGATGGTATTAAGTACATCCATTCCATATTTTTGGATGCCTAAAGTTCCTAACACCCCTACAAAGGCTCCCTTAAGTTTGTCTTTCAACCCTTCTTCAAGATCTTCGTCATCCCCTTCGTATGAATCTTCGTCGCCTTCGATATCTTCTACCATAGAGACTAATGTGTTATCGTATGGGTTAGAACTTTCTACAAAGTTAAACACACCATAAGCTTCACCTTGAGCTAAATATGATGGGAAGTAGGCTGCAATAATATTTCTTGCTTCTTCACCTAAAACTGATGCTTGGTCTATAATACTTCTTAGTTCATCTAAACCCGCTTCTTTACTTTCAGTAACTACGGATTTTTCTTCATCTAAAGGTTCCATAAGTCTAGCAGCGTTAGCCATAAAATCAGGAAACATCTTTCTAGCATAACTACGAGCGTTATTTAGTATCAAATCTTCTCTATCAGTTTCATACTCTGGGAAATCGTCCATGTAGAACTCTGTAGCATCTTCAGCAGCAAGCATGATTTTAGATAAACCTGGGAATTCTGTTGGTTCACCTAAGGTTCTATGCATTGATTGGTGTAAAGCAAACTGGTCTGAACTACCCCATTCGTTAATATCGTTTTTGATTTTAACAGGGTGAATTTTACCACTACCTTCAGGAAATTCGAATTCTTTTTTACCTGCGTCTCTAGCAGCATCTGCAGCTACGATGAAGGCATTTCCTTCTTCTACTTGATCTTCCTTCATAGGACCCATCAATGCAGTTTTAACCATTTCTTTTAGTCTATCTTGATCCATTGCTTCTGTTTTCTTTTTAGCTAGGTTAGTGGCACGACCATACATTACCTTTTCCGCATCCTTACCATAACGCTTAACAAGTCCACGCTTGTTTTTTTTCATATCTTGAATGATATCTTCGCGTCTGTCAAGTTCTGACTTGGTAAGTTTACGTTCGTTGAGCATGTTTATTTTTTATCTTCAGCAACTGATGCTTTGCGATATTCAGAAATCAATTTTTTGATTCCACCTAATGCTTTACGAGCACGTCCGTGTGCTGCTTTTGAAGTACCTGCGTGCTCCATAGTAAATGATTCGTATAACGCGTCTAGTTGTTCTTTTAATTCTTGAGTGTTCATAAATTTAATTTTTATTGTTTATTATTTGATTTTATTCCAAATAGGGAATTCTGATTTGTCTGATGATTCTTTAACAACGTGTTGTCTTGTAAAGAAAGTTAAGGTATTACCGATTTGGTCTTCTAGTTTTTCGTCTCCTAACTCACGGGCAGCCATTAAAGCAGCTTCTAAGTTATCTTGTACGTCACCTACAGTACCACCTAACTCAGCTTCAGCATCTTGTTTTACGTCGATACCTTCTGGGTCAGAATCCATGTCCATATCAACATCAACGTCTACTTCTTCTTCAGTATCGATTTCTACGTCTTCAACATCTTCTTCTTCTTCCTCTCTAATAGATAAAGCATCTAAAGCATCCATTGTACCTTCAAATCCTGGGATATCGCTTACAGGACCCATTTCGATATCGTGGTCTCTCATAATAGCACCTAGGTAAGTTTGGGCGTCATCTGTTGACATTGCTCTAACTACAGCTTCAAATGCTGCTTCACCACCTAAAGCGTTTAGGATAGCTTCGGCCATATCTTGATCAGCATCTACTAATGTTTCCTCAACTGAAGTTTCAGCTAACATAGCTGCTTTGATCATTTCTTTTAATTCTGATTTTTTCATTTTATTTGATTTTGGGGCTTCACCTTCTTCCATGTAATCGCTCATTTCTTTTCTACGTTCCATGTAGTCAGTATCTCCACCCATTTCAGCTTTTGATTGTTCAGCATCTAACATTGTAAAACCTGAACCATCCATAGTAGCTACTAAGCCACCTTTTTCGCTGTTTCTAATTTCATACCCGTTATCTGTTGGTTTAACTCTAAACATACCACCCCAACCTTCACCAGTACCATATTTGGCATCGTCTTCTGGGGTTTGTTCTGTTGCTTCTGTATCTAGTTCGAATGACATTCCATCTACATTACCTACTTTGTAAATCATGTAAGTTGAGAATCTATCACCTT